GTATCTTCTTGCCAATTCTTGTCAGGATTTACAAATGTACCTTTTATTCTATTATATTTTTTATTCTTAGTTTCTCCAATAACTTTGATTCCACCAATAACATTATCAGAAGTTATTGTGTATGTAGCTGTTCCAGTTCCTTCTATGTTTAATTTATAAGTTCCTTGATTGTATGAGAATATTGCTCTCATAGGATTAAGAAGTTTAGTTACATTTTCTATTAGTTTTTGTGATGTATCTAAAACAGCATTGGTAGTAAATAAATCTATATCTGTACCACCTGAATAAGGTGTTACTTGTGTTTCACATTCGTCAGCAGAATCTTGAAATGATTGAAAGTTTGCTTCAAAAGCTGAATCAGGAAGTCCTTTACCATATCTGCTATTTCGTAAGTAATCTAATAAACATAAAGCAGAGTTATCAGAATAAGCAGTAGTAGTAGTTCTAGGATCATATACTTTTTTACCTTTAACAATAACTTTAATATCGGGAATACTACCAAAAATATCTTGATTCCATTTAAAACGTAAAGCAAGATAAGCAACACCTCTTAGTCTATGATTAGCACCCCAATTTGTAGAAGTTGATAATACACTTGAACTAACTTGATTATCTAAACCTAAAAATGCTTGTACTTGAATATGTGATGTTGAACTTTTATAAAAATTAGCATCACCACTTCCTACTTCTACTACTGTTCCATGAGATAAAGCACTAGCCCATGTAACCTTTTTGTCATCAATATAAATTTCTTCTATACTTTCAATTTCTCCCTCACATAAAATACCAGCTATATATAAATATTGATTATCTGTTCCTGATGTTTCTACAAATACTCTTGTTACACCTATTTTTCTTTTACCATATACGACAGGAATTTGTGCATTATTAGAACCTTTGTTAATTAAAACACCTTGTGCTGTTTCTGATTGAGGAATATCAAAACTAGGTACTTCAGGTTTTGGCATTAACCAAGATATTGCTTTTTGTGCAACAACACCTAATACTAAACCACCTAATATTTTAGTAGCACTAAAACCTTGTGCTATACCTGTTGCAACACTTACAACACTACTTACGAAGCCACCCATAACCAATTATCCTTTGTTGTTCTAGTTACTGTTCTAATAATTTGATCATTCTTAATTCGTAACCAGTTAATCTTTTTATTGATACCAAATTTTTGTGTAAAATGATTTTTAGTCCAAGAAATTATTTCATCTAAATTAGATATTGCTACAGTATCAATATGCCATAAATGATTGCCTGATCTCCAATCTTGTTTGCTAATTAATCCTGTTTGTTTAAATTTTGCTTGTGCTTTATCAGATAAAAAAGCCCAATTAGTAAAACCAACTAATTTATCATTAACATAATGTTTTCTATTTTGATCTAAATTTAAGCATGGGAATAAATGCAATCTTAATTCAGGATCAGAATAATCTTTATACATATCAAACTTTCTATATAGTTCTATAATATCTTGCATTATGACCTACCCCATTTAATATCGCTTACACTTTGAGAAGCATAATCAAAACCTACATCTCCACTAAAGTATAATTCTTGTGAATTAGTATTTGTTTTTCTTCCTTGTATTCTTTCAAAATCTGACCAATGAGAAGCAATAGAAATACTTAGTGTTGAATTGTTTGCGTCTTCTTCTAAACTAAAAGATTCAATTCTACCTTTGAATAAAAGAAATGGATCAGAAATTAAAGTTTGAGAACTATTTAAAAATCCTTTGTATATTTCTGCTTCTTTTTCCATGTACTCATTATTAAGCAACAAAGAAACAATAGTTTGATCAGCACCAGTAAAAGCAACAGTAATAGAATCAACAGAAACTTCAGGAGATTCAGAAACATTTGACAAACCCAAAAACAAACTAGACGCAGAATATGTATTAGAATCATAAGTTATATCTTTGTAATGATCTGTAAATCTTTGTCCACCAGCTATGTTTAAGTAAATAAGATTAACTGGATTAAGCTGGTTAGTAGCTAGTTCTGATTTAACATTACTTGTTAATCCTCTAGCCATTACAATACCTCTGCTACATCTAATTCGTATGCGTAAAGATTTGTTGTACCAATACTATATTCTTGAATATCATTAGTTAAGGAAACAGTAAAATCAACATTGTCATAAATTAAAGCTACATTGTCAGCTACGTTTGATCTTAAAGGTGGTTCAAATGTTAATGTTCCTTCTCCTGATCCATCAGCATCTAAATCTGCAACTGCCATATAAACTTTGTCTTGTCCTGTGAATCTAAAGTAATCTCCAGCTTTTAATATTCCATTCGTTGATGTTGTCATACCATCTATAGAAGCTGTTGTAGTTCCAGCAGTCAAAGCACCATTTACTGATATAGTTCCTGTTGCAACTCCTTGTGCATTTCCTTCAGTTGGTGGAATTAAAGTAAAGTTTTCTAATTGTGATCTTTGTTTCATAACAAATGCTTTGATAGGTGCAAACTCTGATCTAGTCATTGGTGGAAAAGCAAGTGTAATAGCAAATCTTTGTCCATCAATTTGTCTAGCTTGTTTTCTTCCTGATGTGGTTACAGATACAATAGTATCTTGTTGTGAAGTTATATTAGCTGATCTAGCAACAGGAGATGTAGGAAATTGTCCACTCATATTATACTAATGCTGGTTTGCCTCTTTGATTTAATGCTTGGTTAATAATATTTGTTATAGTTGATCTTCTCTCAACTAACAATCTATCAAAATCTTTAGTGTCATTTGCTACAATAGTAAAATTAATAGTAGCACCCATACCTAAATCTTCATTTTTAATAATTTGTCCATCAGTTGATGGTATAAACAATTCTCGTCCTCTCTCGCCAATTATCGCTGGTTGTCCAGCATTGACTCTACCACCTTCTGCAAAACCAAATATTGATTTAGCAACACCAAATATGCCACCCATTCCACCACCGAATCCACCTCTAGGAATAAGTGATTGTTGCAATAAAAGATTATTTTGTTTTTCAATTTCTTTTGTTTTTTGTTGTTCATTTTTAAATATAGTTTCAGATAGTAATTTTTCTATTCCTAGTAAAATAATTCTTTCTATTGTTTTTTGTACAACAGAAACTAAAAGTTGTTGTGCCAATTCTCTCATAGATGTGTTTAAATTTTTTCCTAAAATTAATGCTTCTGCAAGTGATTGAGAAAAACCTTTGGCAAAACCTTGAATACCTTTTACAATTTCTGACTGTATGGTAAATTTTTCATTTTGTTTTTTTAATTCTTCGCCAACTTTAGTAAAAATATCTTTAGTTACAATTAAATTTTTATTTGTTTCTTTTATTTTTTGAGTACCTTTTTCTATTTCAATTACATAAGGAACATCAAATCCCAAAAGTCTTTGTATATTTTCAATTTGTCTTCTTATAAAAGCAGTTGCATTTCCTACTGCTCTTACAGCACCAGCAAATGCTTTAACTGCAAAAACTAAAGTTTTGCTTATAACTGTACCAATAGCTTGAAAATCTGCTGAATTTTCTTCAATAAATTTATTTAAAGATTGAAATTCTTCTTTAAGAGCATCAAAGAAACCAGCACCAGCAACATTTTTTTTAAAATTAAAAAGTTTATCTCCTAACATGGAGAGAGTTCCTGTAAATGTATTTGCTAATTCATCTGTTGCTTTTCCAAATCTACCACCTTTTCCAAATACTTTTTGAAAAGCTTCAATTGTTTCTTCTGCCGATATAGTTGCACCAGCACTAAATCCTAATAAATCTCTAACGCCTTTTTCTCTAAATACATCTGCCGCAGCAATACCACCTGAAAATGCTCTTTGTATTTGTTCTGCTGTTTGTTGAAAATCTAATCCTGTTACTGCCGCAACATTACCAGTTATTTCTAATATAGATGAAAGTCTATCTGCATCTCCAGCTACAACAGCTAGATTACCAGAAGCCGCTTGAATTTGCTCTAAAGAAAAAGGAACTCTAGCCGCAAATTTAGACATTACATCAAATGCTTTTGCACCTTCTTGAGTTGATCCAAATAATTGTTTTAATCTAACTTGTAGGTCTTCAACAGATTGTCCTGTTTTTACAAATTCTCTTACAATAAGTCCTAAACCTAAACCAGCTAATGCACCTTTAAGAGAAAATATAGAATTTTTTATACTACCAAATGCTCGTTTAGTATTATCTATTGCGTCTAGGCGAATTTGGAGTCGTTCTTGTGCCACTATATAACTTTTCCTTTTCTGCCTTCACTTTTAAATAAGCTATCCAGTAAAAATATTCTTCTTCTGTCATAGCCAAAATTTCTTCCATACTTTTATGTAATTTTTCGCCAAGAGCAAGTATAGAAAATAACTCTTGATCGTATCTTACTTTTTTTCGGCTTCCTCGTAATTAGAATTTAATATCTCTGTTGCTACTTTAGCAATTACTTCAGGATCAGCATTATTAAGTAAAACTTGTTTATCATCTAATTTAAAAATCTTATTACCATCTTTATCTCTAGCTTTTAACATGATTGCATCTACTAATACTCCTAGATCATCATTCTTAGCACCTTTAAATAAATTTCTCTTTTCTGCCATTGTAAATGGACTTGAATAAATCACTAGAGGTTGTCCTTCCTCGCCCCACTCGGCAACATTAATTGTTTTAACCCCTTGTGATTCAAAATGTTCTTTAACTCTATCTATTACACTCATGTTCTACCTTCTCCTTATAAATTAAACTGT